CCGCGATCTGTTGCTTGATTGCAGCGATCTGCGCCTGGAGTCCAGCCCTATTGGTGTTGATTGCCGAGCTGGTACCGCGAAGGCTGTTGATGAATGAGGACGCGGCGTCAGTTGCGCCAAGGAGTCCAGAGATAAATCCGCCGATTGCACCAGCAACGGCTGCAAGAGTCTTCAGAAGACCCTCGCGATTCTCCATTACCCAGTTGCGAATCGCGTTGACGATGTTGATGATCGCTGGTAGCAACTGGTTTGCAAGAGTGATTTGCAGTCCTTGGACCGTCAGACCCAGAAGGTTCATACTTCTGTCCGCATCCTCTGCTGCGGTAATCGTCTTGGAATCAAGCACCAATCCCATTCTCTCTAGCTCATCCGCTGCTCCTGCTGCGGCTTCGTCTGAAAGATTGAGATAATCAATGAGAGCAAGTGCTTGCTTACCAAACAAGTCAACGGCAATTGCAGTTTTTGCGGCACCATCTTCCATCTGCCCCAGCTTGCTTCTGGTGCTATCCAGGATGGTAACCATGTCAAGCAAATTACCTTCGCCATCGCGAACAGTAACGCCTAATGCGGCAAACTTGTTTTCGCTCTTAACGACTTCGCTGGAGAGCGACTTGAACGCCGTTGACAATCCCTCTGTTGGAACGCCAAGAAGGTTGAGCGTTCCAGCAAGAATTGATGACTGCTCTGCGCTTGCTCCAGTTGCATCGGCAATCTCATCAATAGACCGTGCGTAGGCGAGGGCTTTTGGCACCGCCTGCGTGAACAGCCCAGTGACCTGACTGAAGGCATCAAACGCAGCGCCTGCAACACGCTGACCGATGCCCTGACCGATACCCGTGAAGACATTGTTGAGCTGTTTACCAGCTGCGCGAAGAAGGTTGAACTCACGCTTGATCTGCCTAAACGCAGGATCAATCGCGGCTTTACCCTCAATGACAATGCCAACTCGCTTATCAGCCACGCTTACTCCTTACCCTTGACGCAGACGCCTGCGCTTGCGACTCTACCTTCTGGAAGTACAGACCCCGAATGATCCAGTCTGCATTTGGTGCGTGCTCCAGTTCCCACGGAGCAATGTGCCAACGTCTTGCTAACGCGTCCAACGCGTAATCAAGCGGAACGGTGACTGGCTTCCCGTCCCCTAGTCCAGCTGCTGCAAGACTTCTGGCGAGCCGTTGGCGTTCACTTTTGGGAGTGCCGTTTCCGTCTGCTCAGCAGCCCATGCCTTCAGAAGTCCAAGCGCCGTCTGCACATCGCAGTTATCCAAGAAGTCATCGGCGCTCTTTCCGAATGGATGCTCTACGGCTGACGCCGCAAGAATCTCCAGGAGCTTTGCTTCGTCAATCTCACCGCGTTGAATAGAAATAAACTGGCGCGCAGACATTGATTTCATGACAAATACCTGGTCGCCAATGGTTACGTCAAATGTACGCATGTAGCCTCCTTTGCCGTTTTTGTTACTAAAACGCCCGTCTGTAAGACACCAGGAGACGCGTTTCGGCGCCCCCTGGTGTCTAGATACCCGAAAAGAATCAGCTGATCGTCGCTGCGTTATTCTTTACAACAACGCTGAACGGAACGGTTGTAACCGATCCGTCAACGAATGGGCGAAGCGTGATCTCCTGGGCGACGTTTCCATCAACCTCTGTCTGCGTGATCTCATCAATCACACCGAAGAAGTCAACCGTCATCTCATAGTTACCAGCTCCAAGCGTCGGACCAGTGGTGACGATGCGGACGCGGCGAAGGCTCTTATCCTCCCAGGCATCCAGCTCATTGTCATTCTGGAAGTGACGCGTCAGCGTAAGCACGGCATCGGTCTTTGCGACACGATCCAGGGCTGCGCCAACAAGTGTTCCATCAAGACCGAAGCGCGTGGTAAATCCATTCGTCAGAGCAAGCGCCGCAACAGCGACGTTTGAATCTGCCGTGGTGCCGATTGCGTTTGCGGTGCCGTCAATGTAAACCGTGGTGTTCACGCCAACAGCGTGCTTCTCAACGGTGTCCGACGGGGTTGCGCTAAGCGCCGTCCCCTGGGTCATCCCCTTGAAGGAGACAAGCCCAGCTTCAAACGTAACGACGTCATCCTTCGCCCAGGTAATCGTCAGCGAGTCAACCTTGTTTCCAGGGACGCGGAACGATGCTGGGATGTTTGCCCCGCCGTCTGACCATGCGTATTCAAGAGAGAATGATCGCGTAAGGTCAGCCGTTGAAGCGGCATTGAACGTCCAGGTGTATGGAGCAGCCGTGCCGCTCGCGGTTGCGGAGCCAACGCCTGCGCTCAGCCAGAAAACCGACTGATCAAATGCAAGCGGTCCGCTAATGCTGAATGCGTTGGTCTCAATGCCCTCGTATACTGCGCGCGACTGATTGTATGTTCCGTCCAGATAGTCTGGTCGGATTGATGCAATCGTGCGCTCGTGCGTAATCTCCGTACCGTAGAGCTTGCGCGTGGCGTTTGCGAAGGTCCCAGCCGTGCTCTCAAGCGCACCCTGAACCCTCTGAAGCACTCGTGTAGCCATCTAGTTACTCCTTTTCTGGCGACTGCTTTGCCGCCGTAGGTTCGGCAGGCTTGTTTGCTGCGAGCACGAAGGCGCCAGTTGCGATTAGCTCTCGCGCCTCATCCTCTGTGACTTCCGCAATGCGCGCGGCGACGCCAGGGATAAACCGTCCCTGTACGGGTTCAACCTTTACCAGCTTCACAACTGGCTTAAGAATCTCAGCCATCTTTACTCCCTCATGTGATTGGCGGTGTGGAGTCAATGTACTTTTGCAATGAATCTCCAACCGTCGCTTCAATAGAGCCAACAGCGCCACTGAAGGCTGGACCGATAAATGGTCGCGCCTTTGTCCGCCGTCCGCTATCAACACCAGCGTGGCTCACGATCCTATGCCCGAACTCAATCAGGTGACGATGTGCTCCCCACGCAACGACCTGGGTAATATCTCGTGCAAACGCGCGCTTGACGCTCTTTGTTCGGGACATTGGACCGACCCAATATCCAATCTCAGAATAGCGGCGGCGAATGCGCTTATAGCGAATAGACTTGAACAATCCGTCCGCTGGATGGTGGATCTGGATGCCTGCAGCGCGATAGTTGACGCGCATTCTGTTGGCTGTTTGAGCAGCCACCTTGCGCGTTCCCTCTAGCACTACGGCGTCCATTCGCTTCTGCCCAAGCTGATCCTCAAGCTTCTGCACAAAGTCGTTCGGCTGGATGCTGATTGAAACAATCTCTTTTGCCACTAGGCTCCAATTTCGCTTACGACTGACCTAAACCGCACTTCGGTTCGGCAGTCAATTGCCAACAGATCTTCGTCTGCGCCGTAGGTCACATCGCCCATCGTCACGTTAGTTACCAGGCATGATATCACGCCTGCAACGTTAAGATCTTGATTGCCCACAGCGCCTTTGACAATAGCGTCTCGCCAAGAGTAAAGAGCTTTGATTCCGCGATCCGTACCCATTGCACGAGGGATGATGAATCGCACCGTGAACACATGAGTTTCGTCCACTTGTCTGTTCATGGAGTATGAAAGCGTAGTGTCTGGCGGCAAAATGATTACCGCTGGGTAGGTAGAAATGTTATCTGGAGTGAATACGGTTGATAGCTTAATCGCTTCGTAGCCAGTCGGAGGCGTAATGTTTCCAAAACGCGCGGCGAGTGCCGTTCCTACCGCGTATGTATCCACTTAAACCGCCTGCGACGGAATGCGATACGGGCGCACGAGCTGCTCAACGTCTGGATCTAGACGGCTTAACAGTCTCATCTGCCCCGTTTCTAGGGTTCCTGCGATTCCGAACGGCGAATTTCGCCTATTAAAAATTCTCCCACACTGGAGCTGCGTTGCGGTCACGATTGGTTTTGGAATAGAAGGAAAGCCTCGCACCGCCGTCAGCTTCACACCTTTGATCGTGTCAATTGGGAAGCTGCGGTTCCCGTTTGTCGGTACGCGAATCAGCGTGTACGGTCGCCCCGTGAGCGCAGCGTTGAACGGCTCCAACACATAGTCTGCCGTTCCCCAGGTCGTACTAAACGAGCCGTCGCCACCGTCATCGGTTTGCAGAATAGAGACCGAAGAGACGTCATCAATCTCCAGGCTAAGCGCCTTGTCTGGCGTGTAGAAGGAAACGACGGTCCCCGCGCTGTAGAAGAATCTACCAGCGTAATCGTCAATCATGCGGCTGACGGTCTCAATGACAAGATCAATTTCCGTGTCGGATGAGGCGTCAATAATCCCCAGAGCTTCCTTCACGGCGCTCCCCGTGGTGTACCCGTTTGTGATCGGCATTCAGTCTCCTATCGGCGCTTTTTTTGTGCGCGTCGCTGCTCGCGATTTACCGCAGGCGCACTCGTCAACTCATCCTCAAGTTGCTTGAGAATTGGTCGCCAGTGCGTTTCGTATACATAGTTGGTTTCGTAATTCTTCATAAACGCAGCAGCTTTTGCCTTAGCCTCTGCAAGTTCCGTTGGCTTGCTCATCAATTCGTATGACTGCTCAAGCGCGTCCATGATCTCTTTGACGTTCGGTGTCATCCACCATCCGCCCTGCATTGGATCGTATTCAACTTGTCCGCCAACTTTCCAGCCAGCGCCAATCAGTTCTGGCATTGCGGTCCACGATGTCACCGCTGGTAACAGACCACATGCTTGACTCTCAACGATGCCGACCCCGAAGCCCTCGCCTTTTGAACAGTGCAATAAAATATTACTTGCACTATATAGGCGTGCTAACACTTCTTGCGACAGCCCTTGGCGATATTCAAACTGCGGAACAACTCGCACGCGATCCATCGGTGCATTGCACGCCGCAAGTAGCGCCTCAAGCTTTACGCCATTTGCAAGACCGAAGATATCGGTATGCAAATACAGGTACGCATCTTTGCGACCGCGCGCCCATGTTGACCACGCAAGGATTTGTTCCCCCCACGATTTACGAGGTGGGGTCACGCCCTTGTTCGCGGCATTGATCATTGTCAAGTGCGCATCGTCTGGAATATTTAGATCTTTCCGAATGTCAGAAGGTGTTGGCTTGAACACTGCTGGATTGAAACTATGCGGAGCGTAAAACACACGGTCTCGCTCAACGCCAGCTTCAAGCAACTCGCGCTCTCCAAATTGGCTCATGGCAATTGCCCATTTGCCTTTTCCGCGACGATCAAACCAGGCTTTTACTTCTGGCGGAACAACGCTGTGATCAATAGGCGTCCAGGATGCCATTGGGATCTCATCCCATTGAGGAGACTTGTACACCCACACGTCATATAAACTAAGACCCAGGGCTGGAAGTTTTGGCTCTTGATTACTCCACCACGAAATTTGCGCTGGGGTTAGATCATTGGAATAGGCGTCCATGCCCTGACCCATGATCGGAACGCCGTTCCAGTCTAGGGTCGTTCCCGCTAGCCCGTAATTCGCCATTACCGCAACAAGATGCCCGTCGCGCTTGAGCTGCGGAATCAGCTCTGTCGCCTGGACGCCATAGCCCGTCGCGCTCCATGGAGCATTCGTCGTAAATCCAATCCTGAGTGACATTCAGATTTGCCTCCCCTATATCGTTTGTTTTTACCCCGCTGGTCAGATTACTCCAACCAGCGGGGTTTGTCTCAACTAAAACCTAGAATCAGGTGTTAGCGGAAACGAGTACGCGAAGTGCGGTCACATCTGGGATGTTTCCGTCAACGCTGTACAGTGTTCGTACTGCTGTTTGCGCATAATCAAACCTAAATTCGGTGCTTGAAGCCACCTCAATCGGAAGTTCGCGAACGTAGTACGAAGGTGCATGCATGATTGCAACCGACTTGGAAGCCGATGCAACAGCAGCCATGTGAACATTCTCAATGACGCGATAGCCAAGGAGTGTGTCTGGCTGACCAACAACAAGACCAGGGGTCCAGATTGGCTGACCAGTCGTATCCGTAAGCTTACGAATCTTTGACATCGCGGTGGATGCAACCTGCCACTGTGTATTCGCATTGCGATACATAGGCTGGAGGCTGTAAGCCAACGTAATTACGTCAAGTGCATCAAAGAATGTTGACGTGACGGTTCCTGCCTTCGTTGCAGTTGAAAGCTGCGGATTGCCAGCGGCGGTGACAAAGCCAAGCGGCTGCGTCGTGCCAGTGCCAAGCGTGCATGCAGACCCTGCAAGGAATGCAATCTGATTACCAGCGGACTCACCAACAAGCGCAGTAATGTTCACTGCGTTATCGCGGATAAGTTCGTTGCTAAGAAGCGTCAACGCAGCGATCTTATTTGCATACAGCGTAATGCTGCTGATCGTAGGATCGGTTGGGCTGATCTGGCTTCCCTCGCCAATGAAGGCAGCAGACTGATTAGCCGTGAGGCGCGGAACAGTGATCTGCTCGCCAGTAGACGTGCGGATCTTTGTTGCACCTTCGTACACGGGATTTCCAGCGGTCAAGGCGACCACTACAAAATCCGCGAACGACACAGGCACAGTAGCTGCGGCTGAAGAAAGCGCGCGAATATCAAACTTCGCGGATCGCTTCTCGCCTGCTGCAACGGCGCGGAGAACATCTCCGTCATTGTCAGCCTTCACTGCATTCTCAACCTTGAGTGCGCGCTCAGCGAGCGCATCAATCTTGGCTGCGCGCTCTTCAGCCTGCTCAACGGAATCCATCTTGGACTTCTTGTCCGACATGGAATCGTTCAGCTTGGTCCAACGAGCTTCCTCTTCTGGTGTGAACTCTCGCTTCTCATCGGTCGCCGTCGCAAGAAGGGCTTTCGCCTCTTCCCAATCGTTTCGGTAACCAGCAAAAAGCTTCTTTGAAATCTCCGACATTTGGAGTTCCTTTCTGCTTTTGTTTACTTAATTTCTTTCACCCAGTGGTGCTTTGGCAGTGGTGTCTGTCAAGACCCTCGTGCCGTCGCCCTCGTGGATCAAATTCGGTTTGGATCTAGCGCCATAAGCGCCAGCTGTCGCTCGCGGACGCTGAGCGGGATGGCACGATTTGTGTCATCCATCTCCTCGTCATCCTGGTAGGTTGCTGTTTCGGACTCCTCTTCGGCGTAGTAGTCAAGAATGCCGCGAGCGCGGTCCATGACTTCTTGCGGGATATCGGTTTGCGAGAGTCGCGACGCGGCGGCGTTTAGACCAGCGCGAATTGCAACAAGCTCGCCACCGATTACGTCAGCGAAGCCAAGTTTGTACGAGCCGCGTAGCTCAGGAGCTGCGGCATCGTAGACGAGGAACGCGCGACGAGCGACGGAGGGATCAGAATTCTCCCCATCAAAACCAGCCAGGGAAAAAACCCTTTCAGCGGCTGCTGCGCCGTCCCAGTCGCGCGTTTCGTCAATCTCCAGCTCACGGTCTGCGCCGATAACCCAAGGGCTTCGGACTTCAGGCGCGATCTTACGGATTGCGAGATCAATAACTTCCGCGTCATCGCTTTTAACGTTGCCATTCAGCAATCCGTCAATCGCTCGCGTAAGTTTGTTCGCTGCAATATCTGTGCGCTGCGCAAGCGCGCGCACTGCGCCCAAGCCGATTGTGGCTGGGTATGCAGGAACATTTCCAGTGAGCAGCGAGATCTCGTGAAGTCGGATTGACTTCAGCTCGCGCACACCTTCTTCGTTGTAGTTACTTCCTCCATTCGGCACACTAAAGCCAAACGAAAGTCCCATGCTTGCGCCATCGCGCTTAATCATTGCTGCAAGATCTCGTGCAAACGAAACCTCTGGATTCAAAGCGACGCGGACCTTAAGACCGCGATCATCCTCTGAAACCTCAAGTGTTCCAGTCCTAGTGGAGCCAAGGAAGAGCTTAGGATCATGATCCTGGAGCGCCTTCACTTCCCACTCGCCGCGATCAGCAGCAGCAACAGATTTGCTAAATGCCTTCGGCTTAATGACCTCGCGGAATCCAAGACCCTCAGACTCCGTGTTGAACAATGCGGCATACGACTCAAACGTGTAGCCGTCGCCTTCCGCGCGAATCTCAGTTTGCGCTTGTCGGAATTCCATCGTCATGTGTTTATGCTCCTTACGCTCAGCGTTTTGGACGATGTTGTCCGCCCATCGCTTACCATTATCCCCGCCCCAAAGAGCGTGGGCAATCCTACCGTTGCTAGGGTAGCCCTCTTCTCCAGGTCGGAAACCTTCTGCTTCACTATCTACTTCATGGCGCGCAAAGAAGCTCGCCATGCGTTGAACCGTTTCAAATGGAAGATTGCGCCCGTTCACGATATCTCGTGCGCGAGCGATTCCAACTTCCGTGCCACCACGTCCGAATTCACTGCGCCAATCAAGTCCGCGCTGTGCTTCTTCCTTCATGGCATCTGTTGGCGTGTAGCCATCTGGGTCAATCGGTGCGCGCTCTTCTTGCGCTGGTTCCCAGGCGTTGCAGTAGTAGGCGCCACTCACATAGTCATCCCACTTTTCGCAATAAGCCTTATCGCCCTGCACATCTGCTTCGTTATAGAATCGGCAGTTCCCGCACGCGCGCCCCTCTGGAACATCGTCCGATAGGGCTGGTCGGTAATTGTCTGGCAGTGCGCGCTTTGTCATTAGTTTGGCTGGTACAAAAGATAACTCACGGTGTGCGTGGAGCTATCAACAACACCATAAATGTCATCGTTGCGACCAATCTTTACAGTGATCGTCTGACCAGCTTGGAGATGCAGACCGTTTGTGATCGTGACATCGGACTCACCAATCCAGACATCCTTTGTCTTCGTGGTGATCGTCAGTTCAGCCTTGTCTGAGTTTGTTGCGGCGCAGATCAGAGTCGCGGCTGTTCCAAGCGTAACCTGGTTGGTAGCAATACTCATTAGAGTCCCTCTGGCTGTACGGTAACTGGTGCAGCGCCAGTGTGCTTAAGGCTCTTAATTCCAGAAATTCTTGCTGCGTCTGCTGGATCATATCCAGCTCGCACCAGGATTCCTGCAATGTCGGCGCGCTGTCGTAGGTCTGCGGCTTCAGCAGCAGCCTGGTTCAACGGCATTCGGTAGACGTCGCCGCCTTCAATTGGCGTCATGTCTTCCATTTTGCGAATGTCATTAACGCTACTCCAGCCTTCTTGAATGGCGATACGGTGGACTTCTGCTCGTGCCTGTGCAGTGCCGCGAAGAATACTGTCCATGTTAAATCGCACAAACGCATCTGGCGGAAGAAGCAACGAAGACAGTTGACGTTCCAACGCCTCTGTTAGAGGGCGTAGTGTGTATTGCACGAAGGCTAGGTTTTGCTGTTCCACGCTTGAATATGACATTGCACCAGGTGTGGTGACGCCAATCAAAACTGGTGGAACGCGGAAGATTCGCGCAACCTCTTCAGTGCTAAAGCCGCGCGATGCAAGAAGCTGTGTGTCTTCTGGCTTGAACGAAAGCGGTTTCCATGTGCTACCGCCAGTCAACACACCAGGTGTGTGCATGTTGGCGCCAGTGTGGTGTCGCAGCCATCCAGCTTTAAGTGCCTCTGCCTGATCTTTTGTCAGCTCGTTAGGAACTTCAATGATGCCTGTTGGCATGCTTGCGGAGGCGAATAGCGACGATGCGCTCTCTTCTAGCGTCGCGCCAAGACCGAACGTGCGGCGCAGCTGCTCAATCGGATTGATACCGCGAAGGTCTCCAGGCAGCGTGACCAGCGGAATGTGAATGATTGTATCTTGACCGTAAACAACAAAGTCGTTTCGGTCAGTCTGCTGAACGCGATACTTAACTTCTCTGCCTTCGCGGAAGATCGTCACACGGCGAGGATCAATGACTCTGACTTCCAACACTTCGCCGCTGTCTGCGCGTGGGCAGTATAGGAACGTATTTCCGTCTGTATACAGGCTTACGATGGCTTCTGAAATGAGTTGATTGAACGTGTAACCAGGCTCATCTGGAATCGGAATCAACATCCATGACGGCTTGTCTCCGCCTGGGCGATAGGGGCGACGCACGCCGCCCGTGCGAATGTAGGCGTCAGCAGGGAAGCTTGACACCACGTCCGCCAGCAACCGCACCGATGCCCATGCAGCAGTGAGCGCGAGTGCGCCCTTGCTATCTAGCGTGACATTTGAAAACGGCACGCGATCAAACTTCATGCCCTGAATGTTTGTGATCGCACGCTGATCCTGTTCGCCAAGAATTCTACGGAGAAGGCTCACTAGTTACCTCGCTTATAGCCGATAGCGGCAAGGCTGATACCAGCTGCAACCAGGAGGCTGAGTGGCTGGATAAGAAGGAGACCGACGATAACAAGCGTCGCCCCAATTAGTTCAAGTGCGGTTGATTTGCTCACAGGCTTATAAACTCCGCTGTAGGCGTCTTTACCACATGTTGCGAATGGTATTTGGCGCGGTCCCAAGCCATGATAGCGCACACCGCTGCATCTATGCGACGGGACGAGCCTTTGTGTTCCTTAACGACTCGTGGACCAAATCGGTCAATTTTTACCGTGCAATTGTCTAGATGCCGTGCAAGAATCGGATCGCCGTTGTGCGAGAGCTTTTCTTGCATTATTGCATCCATGAATCCCGCACAGGCGGGTACCATCCTTGCGGGGCTTTGACTGTATATGGTTACGGGCAGTCCATCGTTTTCCCACTTCTGCAAGACAGAAGCCCAGCGATACGGGTCAGCTGCAATTTCTCGCACCTGGTATGTCTTGCAAAGCTCGTACATTTTTGCTTCCACATCATCCATTGGCACTTGCCAATGCGGATCTTCTAGTGGTCGCTCCCAGATCGCGAGCGTCTGCACAAACCCGTCTAGCGTGCAGGCAAGGATGGCGGAACAGTCATTTCGGAAAGATCCATCAAAACTTAAAACAACCTCCTCGCCTTTTTCAAGCTTTCGCTCAACTGCGAGTCGGTCCCATGCCCCCTGCGGAAGCCATGCTGTATTTGTCGTAGTCCATTGATTAAGCCGCTTCGTACGCAGCTCCATTTCGCTAATGGACTTGACGGCGCTCTCAAAATCTTCTGGGTTTAGGTAATCCCCATACGCTGGATTTGCAGCAGCCCAGACAGCAGGGTCACGATAGTCTGCACCATCTGGCGCGCCCCACCATCGGAAGAAGAATGTCGGATCGTCAATCTCACCAGACTGCACGCGCATGCCATATTGCCAAAGTTTGTAGCAGATGGTGTCTTGCCCGTGGCTGTCGGTGCGACTACCAGCAGTTGTGATCGCGACGATCAGCGGCTGCTTTCGTGTGCCAGATCCCAGGTTGATGGTGTTCCATAGCCTATCGTCTGGCTGCACATGCAGCTCATCCACCACGGCGAGCGACGGGTTAAGCCCTTCGGCGCGTGAGGCGTCTGCTGATAATACGCGGAAGACTGATCCGTTTGCTGGGTACTCAATGACATCGCGCATTACGCGCAAGCGTTGGCTCAAGATTGGATCTAGCTGCACCATGCGCGCAGCTTCCGAAAAGATAATTCGCCCTTGCTGGCGGTCTCCAGCGAGCGCATACACCTCGCTACCTGGTTCATCAAGAATTAAGCCATGCAATGCAATTCCTGCACCTAGCAGTGACTTCCCATTCTTCCTAGGTAGACCTATGAGTGCGCGTCGGTGTTTGCGAAGACCGTTTTCGTCGGTCGCGTAGAGTTCACGCAAAAGCGTTTTTTGCCACGGGCGGAGTTGTATAAGTTGCCCTGCAAGATCGCCCTTAGTTAAGCGGCAGAAGTTTTCAATGAAGTCAATGACGGAATCGCCCTGACTAGCGTGCTCGCTTTGCTGCGCTGATGAGCGCGTCAAGTTTTGCTGCCGCCGTGTTCGCTTCGCCATCCAATTCACCTCTCAAGCCGCTGCGTGCCGCAGGCGTCAGTCCAAGCTTAGACGCAAGTTGGAGCATAAGCACGGCGTTATCCCGAACGATCTGGTGAAGCGGTGACTTTACGACCTCGCCATTCTGACCCCGCGTCAGCGGTCCAGTCTCCAGGTACATTTGTTCGGCTTGTCTGTACCGAATCGCCGCTTCGCAATAAAGCCGCAGCGTGTGTAGGTCAGCCGCCGTGAGCATGCCCGTGTGCGCCACCGCCTCAATGACCGCTTCCCAGATTGCACGGGCTTGCGGAGAAATATCTTGCGGAGGGCTGAAGTCTGCGCGCCTGGGAAGCGG